CCTACCAGAATTAGAAAACTGGATCATTACTTGGACTTTTAGCGAAACTATTCACAGCAAAAGTTATACACATATCATAAGAAACATTTATTCAAACCCAAGTAAAATTTTTGATGAAATGAATGACATCAAAGAGATTGTAGAATGTGCTAACAGTATTACAGAATGTTATGATGAACTGATAGAAAAGTCAGCAATATACAATCTGTTTGGTGAAGGTGAACACGAGATTAATACATTCAGAGACACTGGTGGATTCAAGGCAGAAACTAGCACAAGAGTACAAGTTGGTATGCCTAAAACTATAACAGTCAATTTGTATGAACTAAAAAAATTACTGTATAAAACATTAATGAGTGTGAATATACTAGAAGGTGTACGTTTTTATGTAAGTTTTGCATGTAGTTGGGCATTCGCTGAACTCAAGAAGATGGAAGGCAATGCTAAGATTATTAAGTTTATCGCACGTGATGAAAATGTACATTTAGGATCTACACAACAACTTTTAAAAATACTTCCTAAAGACGATCCAGACTATGCCAAGATAGCACAAGAAGTTGAAGAGGAATGTATAAAAATGTTTGTTGATGCAGTTGATCAAGAAAAAGCATGGGCTGACTATTTGTTTTCAGATGGCAGTATGATTGGACTTAATAAACAGTTATTAGAAGATTATATTGAATGGATTGCAAACAAAAGAATGATTGCAGTTGGGTTAAAAAGTCCATATAGTGTACCAGCGGCGAATCCTTTGCCTTGGACACAAAAATGGATAGCAGGTGGAGAAGTACAAGTTGCTCCACAAGAAACAGAAATATCAAGTTATATCATAGGTGGTACAAAACAGGATGTCGACAAAGACACATTCTCAGGATTTAGTCTCTAAAATTTACAAATGGATTGACGAGGTACTGAGTGTACCAAATCCAGTTTTTAATAACTTGCCTGCTTGTCCATATGCAAAGCAAGCCTGGAAAGACAACAAAGTAATAGTAAAAACACATGCAAGTTGGGTAGATGCATATAGTGATGTTATAACTAGAAGTTATAACTTTACTGAATATGATGTTGTAATATTTGCATTTCCACGCGAAAGTATCACACCACCACAATTAAGCCAAGCAGTACAAAATCTCAACACTAAATGGCCAAATGATCATCTAGTTATACTGGAAGATCATCCTGATGAATTAGAAACGGTAAAAGGTTTTAGATTGAACTTTGGTGAATGTTGTTTAATTTTTATCCAGGGTAGAACTGCATTAAATATTGCAAGAGAAGATTTACAAAACAAAGGATATTATAAACATTGGTCAAAGGAGTACAAACAAGATGTACAAGTTCGCTAGAATTGATCTATCCAAAACAAATTACAATCCATTTATAATGGGTAGAGCAGTTGAAGATCCAAATCCAAAAGAGTTATTAGAGATCTATAGAAAGTATTGTGTTTATAAAAAGTTTGAAGGACCATATCCATATTATCCGGAACACTTTTCAAATGGTACAAAAGTTATTGGTTACTATGATGAGAACAAAATGATAGCATGGAGTCTATATGATGTGATTAATGATGAAGTTGTTGATGCATGCCAATTTGCCTGGGACTATGCTAATCCTGAATATAGATTAGGTGACGTCAGTATGAAACATGAGTGTTGGTATTGGAAAAAACATGGCTACAAATATATTATTGTAGGTCATGCACAGAAGTATAAAGAAGGATGGGATGGATACGAAATATTACCAACCATGGAATGAATCTCCAGATGATTGGGAATTATGGAACAGCGAAAGTCCTTACAGATGGATATTTAATAAGTTAGAGTTAGCACTACGTTGTAAACATATTGCTGGTCCTGTGCCTGTGCTTCCACCTTTAGATGGATATTATATTATAAGACCAATATATAATTTGTTTGGTATGAGCATAATGGCTAAAAAAGTTTGGTTGAATACATATGACAATCCTGTTTTAATGGACAATATACATCCTGGAAATTTTTGGTGTGAATGGTTTGCTGGCAATCACTATAGCATAGATTTTGAATGGAACAAAGGATGGAAGCCAATGTTCACTACACGCGGATTTAACAGTGATGATGAAATATGGCGTTGGACAAAATGGATTAAAGTTGATTATCCAGATATAAAACTGCCAACTTTTCTTGATGAACTAAAGGATAATCAGATTCTAAACATAGAATTTAGAGGAAATCACATAGTAGAAGTTCATTTACGTTTGGGTAACATGAATGGAGATTGGAATGGACTATGGGAACAAAATGAAATAGTGCCCATATGGGAAGATAGATTGGAAGAAAAAGATTTGCTTTTAAATTCTGGATACAAGTATATAGAAAGACGTGAAATTACAGGCAATCGTAAAGAAATTAGCAGATTAGGATTTTGTTACAGATGATGATACTAGGATACATACTTACAATGGTTTATATAGATGTACAGGGTAATGTACAAGGTAAAGCATTAAATTACTATATAACACATCAAGAGTGTTATGCTGATGCAGTAGAAAAAAAATTAGAAGCACAACCTGGAATAGGTTACGTTTGTTTAGAAGATACACCAAACACAGGAGAAAAAATATGATTACAGTTTACACAAAAGATTTATGTGGGTACTGTCATATGGCTATGTCATACCTAGATAAGCATGAGATAGAATACAAGGAGATAAACATTGACCATAACACAGAGGCTAAAAAATTTCTTAAAGAGGCTGGGCACACGACTTGCCCGCAGATCTACAACGGTGACAACTTGCTCGTCAAAGGTGGTTGTAACGGACTACTTGCATTATCAAAAACAGAAATACTTGAAAGAGTAAATGGTTACGATCTTGGCAAATACGGAATATAAATAATAGTATGTCCAGACCATTACAGAGATTAGGCGACATAAATGCCGCAGGTGGAAAAATTATTCTAGGTCATTTCAATGTGACTGCAAACGGTAGACCTACAGCAAAATATATGAGTCCAGTTACTCCTCATCCAAGTTGTCCAAAGGTAAAAATACACTGTTCTGCCAAAGCGGCCTTTCCAGGATCATTTAAAGTAAAAATTAATGGAAGTCCTGCTGTTAGGGATGGTGACACTGATACCTGTGGACATCCTAGAGTTAATGGCAGTAATAACGTGAGATGTGGATAAACAATGGCTTGTAGTATAGGGATAGGCACTGTTGTAAGTTTGGCTTCTATGGGTCATACTTTAATGGGTGGCGGAGTTGCTAATGCAGGTGCTAGTGTCAGCAGTAAACTAGCAGGAATTGATGGTCCTGCAGGTGAGATGACAAAAGCAATCAGTAAAGGTATAAGTTTTGCAAATGATGCCTCAGTTCCAACATTTACTTCATCTGGTTTAGACAGCATGTTAAGTGGAGGTGCCGCTGACTTTGTAGGCAATGGCAGTTTACTGGGCAAGGTAGGAGAAACTTTTCAAGGCACACTTGGCAGTGGAAGTTTTGCTGATGCACTAGGAGATCATACAGGTACACTATTTGGTGCTGGTCCGTTGGAGGCATTTCAAACTATTAGTAATGCAGATGGTTTTAGTGAAGTCAGTAAAATTATAGGTCCAGAAGTAGACTTTGCACTAAACAGTAGTTTTGGTAGTTCGGTCAGTGCATTACAAGGTGTTATACCCACAGGTGGAACAAACTTTTTAGGTGAAGCAATAGCAGACTTTCAAGGAGTTGTAACCAACGGTTTAAGCAGTGTTGAAAGTTTTGTCAGTGGTGCAATGGATACAATAGGCACTGAATTATCTGAACTGGGCGAACTTTTTAATGTTGATGATATAACAAACTTTGGAAATCCAGGACAATTTGTAAACAATGTCACCAAAGCAGGTGGCGCCGGAATAACAGGAATAGAAGATGCTCTAGTAGAAGCAGGATTAGATACTAATTCATTTGGATTGTCCAGCAGTGTTTTCAACAACGACCTTAACAATGTGCTATCTGGTATTACTGGTTCTGAACTGATTGAAAATGCAGGTAAAGTTTTGAACTATAAAGGTGATGTAACTGGATTTACAAGCATGGCAGACTTCAGTGATTTTGCAAAAGTAATGCCAAAAACATTGGCAACAACAAAATACAATGGTTTTGATGGATTCAGAGATGCTCTTGCAAGAGTAGATCTAGGACAAATTGCAACTCCTGAAAACTTGGGCAAGTTAATTAAGAGTGTGGCCACAGTGAGTCTTCCGACAATAATCAATAAAACTGATCTACCAGTAGATGGTAATGCACTTGCACAAATTACTCAGGACTTTTTAGGTGGCAGTGGTACAGGTGGAAGTATTACTCTTGTGGATATGATAGGTAGTATGGGAGGTGTTGGTATAAACAACAACAGCCAAGCATTCATTAATGCCTATGCCGCATTGAAACAAACTGGTGAACTAAACACATTAGAAACAAAAGTAAACAAATATGACAAATTGTTCAGTGGTGATTATGGAGATGTTACAGGTGCAAGTTTTACTGATCCTGATACAGGAGTAGTACATGCTACAATGGACAGTTTTGTATCAGCAGTAAATGGACAAATAGATTCTGAACTATCAGGAATAAACAGCAGAGCAAGTGCTAACAGTGTGTTAGGCAGTGGTCTTTCAACACTGAAAGGACTGTGGAACAACATGCAGAAAAAGATAAGTGACGAGATTACGTTTCAAGGTAAAACAGATCTTCAACTAGATTCAAGAAACAGTGCAAAAGAGAATGCATACTTCTTCCAACAGAGTTTAGACAGTTATGCTAACGACCTAACAAAATCTCCTCTGATTACAGGCATGATAGATGCCGCAATAGGCAACGGAGATGTTGGTGGAGAATACATGAGAGTTGCTGTTACAGAACTACAGAATCAAAGAATAACAGAACCAAATGGCATAATATGGCGTAGTGCTAGACTAGACACAGGAACTCCACCTGAACCAGATACATCTGATCAAGTGCCACTTGGAGCAAGAAGGTTCTCAGGAACTTACAATCAAGAGACTGAGAAACTAGTCAACATCAATGGTATAACTTACGTATTAAACTTATAGATTGACTTATCTATAGAATCATGTTATAAATATATTATAAACGTAGAAGCAAGTTGAAAGGTATACTGGACCCGGGGGCAGTACCCGGCAACTCCACCAAAAAAATACGAATGAGTAGTTGTTGTACAAGAAAAAGGACTAAAAAAGATTTTTTGTTTTTACCTATGGCAGTAGGTGGAACACTTTTATTTTTTGTTGCACTTTTAACGATAGAAATAGGCATAGCATATGCTTTAGGATTCGTATCTTTTTGATGGGGTTGAAATAGGATCGACAGGTATTATATAGGCAAGTGGAGTTTATCGGAGGCGAACGCGATATAGTCGCAAAACTATAAATGCAAACGATAATTTTGCACATGAGGATTATGCACTAGCGGCATAATTTCTCGGGGTTGGCAACTTACCTAGCAACAGAAAAAGTTGCACTTTATAGGATAATATATCCTAGGACCAATTAGGATAATAGGGTCAAATAAGCAAACAAAGGATTAAATATGGCTAGAGGCAAAAGATCAAGTGGAAAAAATTATACTTCTCAAGGCGAACGAAGAAACGTTGCTAAAGCAGTGGTTAAAGCCAATAGAAGGGACTACATAGAAAACAGAGGAATAGAAAGATTAGCCAATCAATATAAAGCATGGAAACGTGGAAAACGTGTTAGTGTTACTATTGCAAATCCAGACAAGAACAATACTAAAGAACGTTATATCAAAGTAGACGGACATACTGCTTTTAGAACAAAACAAGGAAAATAATTTGATAGAAAACGACATCATGGAGAAAGTGGTCAGGAACTTAGAAAATGTCTATGATCCTGAAATGCCAAGTGTGAGTGTTATGCATTTAGGACTCATATATGACATCAAAGTTACAGATACAGTTGTAAAAATTGTACATACACTGACTTCTCCTTTTTGTCCTTTTGCAGATCAAATTGTTGCAGATATTAAAAACGCAGGTCTAGAACAAACTGGTGCGAGTGATTGTAAGGTTGAAACCACCTTCACTCCACCTTTTACTATGGACATGGTTCCAGAAGAAACAAAAATGATCATGGGATGGAATTAAGGAGATAATCATGAATACAATTACATACAGTCAGGGGTATGATGAAGGACTAAGAAAGTTTATGTTGAACATGTTTCAACACACTTCGTTAGGACTAGCACTGAGTGGTATAGTCGCATACTTTACATATGCAAGTGGATTAATTTTTACACTAATGACTGGCCCGATGATGTGGGTCACTATGTTAGCACCCCTAGGAATGATATTTTGGTATGCAAGTGCAGGAAAAAATTGGTCACTTTCTAAAACCAAAAACTTTTATTATGCTTTTACTGCCGTAATGGGCATAGGTCTTAGTACATTATTTGCAGTATATACAGCCTACAGTTTGGTACAGGTATTTTTTATCCC